CCCCAGCCATATCGGAGAAGTTCCTGCCGGCAAACTGAGCCTTAGCTACCCCTGTGGCTTGGCCAAGAGATGACCGTCCCGAGGCCATGTCGAGCGTGGTTTTGGCACCAGCGGTGTCGTGGACGAAGCCCGTGCCTCGATCCCGAGCCATGACGTTCGAGCGCGGGGAATCGGAATTGTTGAAATACTCCCGCAGGTGCAGCACCTTCGATGTCTCTGTCGGCCGATAGGTGACTGACACACTCCTGTCGATCAACTGGTTTCTACGATCGACATTGGCATCGTTGACCAATTCCATCGCCCCAGTGCGAATCGTGAACGGCACGGTCGACTGTGGGAATTCGTCGTTGGCGAGGATCGGTGCCGTTGCTGTGGCCGTGGCTACCGCACCGCTTCCCCCACCGCCGGTGATCGTGAGAGTCACGGTGGGGAGAAACGTCTGGCCGGAATATGCTCCGTAGCCAAAACCCTGCTCGGCGATAAGGATCTCGGTGATCCGACCGTCCTGAACGATCGGGATGAACTGGGCTCCAAAGCCCGACTGGCCTGTGGTAATCGTGACTGTCGGCGTGGATGTGTAGCCCGTTCCACCGCTGGTGATCGTCACCGACTCGATAGAGCGGTACTGCGAGTCGACCAGCCCCGCCGCACGGTAAACGTCGCCATCGACCGCACCGTAGACAGGCTCATCGGGGTCGCCGGTAGCGCGGCGATAGTCGCAGGAGCAGGTAAGGCCGTTTGGCCAACTCTCGGTCCACCAAGTCTTTTCGGTGATGTTGAAGCACAGAGCCAAGTGGGGAGATGTCGCACCTGCCCCCTTGAGGGCGACAAAGGCCCGGAGGATGTTCGTGCGCTGGTCGACCTTGAGAAAGAACCGCTTGCGGATCGACAAGTCGAGCAAGCCCTCGTCGAAGTAGTTGGTGATCGCGTCGCTTAGTGACTCGACGCCGCCCGACCGATCCATGACATAGATGCCGCGTTCGTCCATTGCGAACAGCCGGTTGTCGAACAAGTCGAAGCACTGCTGGGATAGCACGCCGCGGTGGGCCATCAGCTGAATCGTGGCATCGACCGACGGATCGGTGTTGAAGGAGATCGCGTAGCAGTGGGCTGTCTGCATCGCGAGCAGATAGGTCGAGAACGGCACCAGGGCGGTCAGCGAATCGGTCGACTTCTGGTTGTTCTGTATGGGTAGTTCGTTGATGGCTGGGCATGACTCGAACTCGTCGTACTCGCTGTAGAAGATCGTGTTCACGTCCTCGCCGCTGGTGGATACCGCGTACCACATGCGGTCCCCGTAGGCGACGCACACCGCCATGTCCGTGCGAGGAATCCCGAAGCGATATGCGTTGAGATTTCCGTTCGGGAGTACGACGGGTACAGCTGCATAGAACGGCCGGTCGGAGTCGAACAATTGTTCGTCGGTCAGTGTGTCGGTGCCTTGAATCGATACCGTTCCTCCCTGCACCTTCCCCCACATTTCCAGGCGGTAGAAGACAAGCGACTCGTCACTGCTCGTGCGGTAGAACTCGACGATGGTGGCCCGAGAAGGAGCGGATACTCCGGGGATTGCCCACTGCATCGTGGTCGGGTTCGGTGACGCCGTGAAAAGTGTTGTGTCGACGTCGGTGATGGGGGAGAAGTCGGAGTAGTAGATCGGCCGCGTCATGTCCCGCAGCGTTGCGGGCGCGGTAGCGACCGTGGACGTTGCGGCAGCCGATACGGTGACGGTCGTGCCCACGATGGACACCACCTTCGTCATGAACGGCAGGGCGTCGTTCTCCACGACCATCCCGGGCGTCAGGCCCGAGGTGTTCGGCATGGTGATTTGGGCAGAGCCGGAGGTGGTGGAGATCAGCCTGGTGCCGATCGAGGTTTGGGACCAGTCCGCGAACCGGTAGGCACACCGGTAGGTGCCACGCATAGCGGGTCGCAGAACGGGGAGCAGCACTGCCGTTTGCGAAGATGTGGTTATGGCCGGGGAACTCGTGAACCCGGCCCCTGACTCCAGAATGTTGACTTGCGTGATCGCGCCACTGGATACCACGGCATCGAGCTTGAGTCCGTAGCCGCCGCCGCCGGTGACCACGAGCTGCGGCACCCCGTAGTAGGACGTTCCGCCGCTTGAGATGGTGATGCTTGTGATCCGGTCGGTCGTCGAGGCCGGCGTGATCTGGATCGCCTTGAACGTGTAGAGGTTGCTGTTTGCAAAGAGCCCGGGCGTTGTTGGTGGGGAGGTGTTGTTGGACCGCTGCTGGAGCCGCACGCTTGCGGTGTCGCCGGTCTTGAAGCCTGTCCCGGGAATCAGCACCGTGGGCTCGCCGAAGACCGGGCCGGGCGGCCCTTGTTGGCCGGGCGTGGCTGTCGCCGCCCGGAAATAGAACCGCATCCTGTAGTCGGTGAATGTCTTGGTGCCGCGAGCGGTGTTGTAAGTGGAGTAATACTCGTCGCTGAAGGCAGGCGAAGCCGGATTGATGTCGAAGTTGCTCCACACCAGGCCGTATTCGGCGGCGTTGGTCTGAAAGTGCTTGTAGGGATTGCCTGCCCCACCGGAGTAGAAGTTGAGAAACTGGTTCTCAGCCCCGGCATAGAGGTAGAGCAGGGCTGCGTTGACCTGGTCGAACTGAAGCGCGAAGAACGTGTTTTGCTCCATGCCGCCGCCGGTGCGGATGATCTCCACGGTGCCGGCAGCGATTCCCGCAGCAGCAGTGCCGGTAGAGCCCTGTCGGAAGTCCACGATGGGGCGCTGTGATGTGCCGTTCTCTGCCTGTCCGGCGTTCCACCACCCAAGGGTGTTGGTCGAAGTCAGCTGTGCCGTGCCCGTGTTGTTGGCGCGCTGCCAGCCCAAGCAGCACGCATTGGCGCCGTCGCCGGTAGTGCTGACGTTGAGCCACGAATCGGGGCAGTATTTCAGATAGATGCGGACGATCGGCGTCTGGTAGCCCGAATACGTCAGGTAGGGCGTGGTGCCTGTCTTCAGAGAGGGCACCAACTCGACGTCGACGAACGGTTGGCCGTTGGCGACCTGGACCGTTGCGGTAGTCCACGTCCACTTGTCGTCCGTGTCGTTGGCAGTCTCGACCTGGTCACGCGGCCCCGTGTAGTACCGCAGCGACACCTTGCTGTAGTCATACGTATAGAAGTCCGCGTAGAGCGTGTACGGGTTCTGGGGCACGCCGTTGAGGACGTTGCGGTACCGGGCCTCGTACTCGCGGCGCTTGTGGAATCGCACAAGGAAGTTCGGGGTGAGTGCGGCGAAGAAGTCGTGGTTGTTTCGTGACCACTTGTATTGCTGGAAGAAGTTCCGGAAGGAACCAGTGTTATTGGCTTGGTAGGGAGTGTTGTCGTCGGTGTCCCGCCAGTATTCCGTTGCGGTGTAGGGGGATGCGTTCGTGGGCGTCAGCATCGTGTTGGTGGAGTTGCCAAAGAACGCCCCGCTGGGCCTCACCGGCCATGAGGCGTCTTGGGTTCCACCAAGGCCGTAGGAAAGCCCATCCACCAAGGCGGTGAACTCGAATCGGGCGAACGCACCGCTCCCGGTCGAGCCGGCCCCCGGCGTGAGTGGCAGCAAGGCAGACCACCGCTGGGAGCCGGTGTCGAACGTCGCGCTCACCCCCTGAGTGGTGCTGCCCGACAGATGCGCGATACTGACCGATCCGGTTGTAAGGTCGTAGCCATGCGAGAGGGCAGCGTTGGTCGTGCCGGTGATCGTCGCGCCGTTGATGACAAGCTGCTGGGCGGCGAGCGTCTGCGTTGCCGCCTTGTCCATTACGAAGCTGTTGGTCGCTGTGGACACGCTGCTGACAACGGTGGCGGACTGCACGCCCGTGCCGCGGACGTTCATTCCGACCTTGACTGGAGCAATGTTGGCAACGCTCGTGACGCTAGTGCCGGCGTTGGTCAGATTGCCCGTCGTCACCACTGTTGGCTCAAAGCCCTGCAAGCCTGGGTCTACGCCAATGACCCCGTAGGCAAGAAAGCCGACGCCTTTTACTCCAGACTCGTTGACCGTGAGCGTCGGGGGGCTCGAGTACCCAATTCCGCCGTCTATCACGTCGACGGCCACCACCGCACCGCCCTGGATGATCGTCTTGAGCCGTGCGGAGCGGGTTGGCGAGCCACCGGAAATCACCACTGGCGGCGGTGCCCAGTACGAGCCACCGCCGTTAACGACGTCGACTCGCTCGATGAAGTAGCCATTGCCGGTGGGCGTAACAGTCGGAGTGACGGTCGGGGCAGGCAGCCCGATCGGCTGGGCGGGAGTGGCCGTTCTCGTCGTGACAATGGGCGCTACGCCGTTTCCGAAGAAGCAGTGGATGCGTCCATGCCGGTCTTCGCAGAAGGTAGGACTTTCCCGGGAAGTGGTCGTTGCGGTGTGAACCGTTGTGACCGTCCATTGGTTCTCGTTGCCGCTGGGGACGGGAGACAGGTAGCGAATCTGCGTGGTGCTCGCGTTCGGCTTGGAGGCGACGATTAGCGTGTCTGAGACGCTTCCGCCATTGCTGACGCGGTAGACGCCGATGATCTCGTCGTAGTCCTTTGCGGTGTAGACAGCCTCCATACCAGCTCGCGGAACCAGTTCGCCGGGGCGCTGAATCTGGAGGTTGTTTTGCTTGACCGCTGCACCAGGGGGCAGGGCATACGGGCTGACGCTGGGAACGGCTCCGAGCCACTTATCGATGCGCATGGCTCACCCTTGGTCGGGAAGTTGTGCCGACTTCCAGCCCATCGAACGGGCAGTCGGGTAGTCGAGCATTCGAGGCCGGCCTGAGAGCGGAGACACGACGTCGTTCTCCATCGCCAGCCGCAGGTCGCGGTTGAAAAGCTGCACGGCCTCGATGGCAGATTTGCCGGCAAGCCGGGCGTACCACATCTCGGTGGCCGAGAGGATCGCCGTATACATCTGCGGTGAGCAGTCGATGGTGTCGCTGATCGCGTACTTGACGTTGCCAGGGATGGTTCCAGATATGGCCTCGGAGAGCGTGAGTCCGGTATCGCTTTGTCGTGCCGCGATTTCCCGTTCTTGCTGATACGGGTTGAGTGCCCCAACGGGGTCCGCCTCCGTTGTCGCCGTTCCGAAGCGAATGACGGCACCGGCACAGTCGGTCGGAAACTGAGTGCCCGTTCCCGTGACGGTCGCTCCCGTTACCGAGACAAGGCCTTGGCGGCACACGGGCTCATAGCCCATGTATTTCACGATCTTGGGGATATACCGATAGGTGTAGTGGACGACCGTAGCGTTCTGCGGCACGCCCACGAAACGAACCTGGTACCGGTCCGAATTCACGTCGGACCGCATCAGTGTGTAGTAGTACGGCTCGCCGCTGCCCCGAGAGTTGGTTTCGAGTCGCTGCCACTCTTGCGGCGTGATGTAGCAGTGAAGTGTGCCGACCGTGTCGGTCACCAGGGCGTCGATGTCCTTGAGGTCAGCGGGCAGGTCGTAGTACGTCTGCACGAGGACCGTGACAGTTTCGGCTCCCTTTGTCTTCTTTGCTGCCGCATCGAGCGTGATTGTGGTGCCGCTGATAGCGGTGATTCGCACTGGGTAGGAAAAGTATTCCGCAGAGATGTCGAGAAGCCGACCAATCACCATGCCCGTCGAACTGGCGACCGTGATTTGGTTACTTCCATTTGTGATGGCGGTCGCCGTCGTGCTGATCTGCTGCGTCGTGAAATACCCAGTCTTCGTGTGCCAGAGCCATTGCCGCGTCTGGAAAACCTCCCGAACGCCGTGGATGACGGCCTGACGTACTGCGCGGTGTTCTCCATCCTGCGCCCCACCGCCAGTTGTCGTGAGGAGGTGATCGACGACGTCCTGAGCCGTGAATGTCATTTCCGCCTCCACTTCGGTGCGTACTTGTCGATGACGATCTCCCGCAGCTCTCGCTTACTCTTGCCAGGGTGGTTCCTTCGCTCGACCGCCGACAACTTGCGGACGAGCCGATCGCTCAGTGGTGTGGCGGGCGGCGGCGGTTCGGCAACGCCCTGGTGCTCGACAATCCCTCGCACGTTGAGGTTGCGGACCTGGGCCACTTTCTTGATGTCAGCGGCGCTATCGATCCACGCGGCGGGATCGCAGTGGGCTCGCTTGTCTGCCAAGCCAGAGCAGTAGTATTTGCCACTGATGTTGATGCCGGCCGCCCGGGCTTCGCGGGTGATTCGCTGCGCTTGATCCTTGGGCATCTCGTCGAGCCACTGCTCGGCGTAGCGGCCTTGCATGACGGCCCGATCGGTTCCCTTCACGCCCGGGGGCTGCTGCAGCGCACACATCTCTGCCCAGCGATGGCCGTATCCTTCCGATAACAGCCGCGCATACATGCGCACTGCATGAGAACCGGCTCGCTGAATGTCCGCTGGTACGTCTTGCATGGGAGCACCTGGGAGTGCATCCCACCGCGCTTAGCCGGTCAGTTCCGGCGGCAAACCGCCCCCCGCCGAAGCAGCCTGCGGGCCCGCGGGAGGGGGTGGCAGGCCGAGCGGCGCTTCGGGCGGGGGGGGCGGCGGGGGGATGAGGTACGGAGCTGCATCGATGTCGAGACTCATCGCCCAGTCCCTCATTAGGGCGTTGAAAGGCTCGACTACCCCCCCGGTTGCAAGCGGAGCCAAGATCGGCCCCAGTGTTTGAATGGCCAGCGTCATCTGCTCGACGCGGCTCGATTTGTTCGGTTTGCGTGCGCTGCCAGCCTCGACCCGAAACAAGAAGTCTCGGGTGAGGCTCGTCAGATCTCGCTTTGCGACGTGTTGCTCCCACGCGATCGCGCCCATCGGGCCAAGCACCGGCGCGACGTCGCTCGGCTCGAGTAGCCATCTCACGGCCAGAGCCTCTCGGCGGGCCAGCGTGGACATGGCGTCCTCCAACTCGTTCGCCATGGAGTCGGGCCTGACCGCCACGTTCTCCTGTTTGATCGTTGCTTCGGCGGCACTTCTGAACTGGGCTCGGGTGTATCCGTGAACCAGCTCAGTGAGTCCCGTGCGTTGTGCGAACTGCTCTGCCACGGCGGTCAGAATGTCCCACAGGTCTTTCGTCACCTGCGGCATCTGGAAGGTACTGATGACGTCCTCGATCCGCCGGCCAAGCAACTCGGCCAGTTCGATAATCTTGAAGCCACCCTCGCTGGGCGAGAGCAACTGATCTTTGAGTTCCTGGTCGGCTGCCTTCTGCACCGCGATGATCGTTTCGCAACTGGTCGCGATGCGGCTGGCGAGGAAGGACATGCCCCAGTTCAGCATCCGAAGCTCCGCCACTCCCGGTTTGATGTGGGAGATGGGCCACGCGTACCCGGGCTTCGGGTGGAAAGCGAGCGGGACGAAGGGCCAGCCGCCGGGGTCAACGTAGTAGGGCACTGGCCAGGCGGTGCGGAGCATCACGCTCTGCGGGATGCCCGCCTGCGGATCTACGTCTTCCTGCAACACCGACGGCGGGAGGTTCAGCGGATAGTCGACACCTTCGCAGATGACGAGGTAGCAGTATTTTCCAAGTGCGTCGAATATGCCCCGACTCTTTTCCGGTGCGTCTTTGAACCGGTCACCGGCGCCACACTTGCTCCAGACCTTGTAGTAGGTGACGAGCCTTTGGGTCTGTCCAGATTTGCGCTTCGAGGATCGCGGTTCGTTGTCGGCCTTGATCTCGGTGTTGCCGTCGAGATGCTTGCCGAGTTCTTCCTCCGGAATCCCATACTCGGCGGCGACTTCCTCGAGTGGACGGACGCAACGACGAGCGCACCAGAGCATATCGTCCATGTTGTCGAAGTCTGGGTCGATCAGCAGGTTGTCGACCGAGTCGTAGAAACTCCCGACCATCCGAATTGGCTGCTCGCCGGGAATCTCGACCAGCTCGGGCCAGAGCACGCCCATGCCCTTCATCAGCCCTTCGTTCACGAACTTCTTTGCTTGACGCTTGAGGTCGAGTTCGTTGGGGGTGTAGTTGAGATACGCTTCCAGCAATTGCTTAGCGATGTCCCGGCTCATGCGGGACTCGGCGTCGGCCTGGGCGACCGCCATGAGTTGCGTCTGCTCGGGCGACAACATGCTCATGTCTGCCGGCAGACCGTAGGCTTCGGGCGGCAGGTCTGGCTGTTGCAGCACCGTCACCGTCCGCACGGGATTCCGGTGGTAAATGACAGCCCCAAAGATCTCGATCAACTCAAAGACCTTGTTGACCTGCATCCGGAACGCAGGCGGAGCGATTGAACTGTTGTAGCCACGCTCTCCACGGGCGTAGGCATCCTTCCACATCCAGTTGTGGTCGCCATCGTAGAAGAGCGCCGCCTCCTTCGCGTCATCGGCGAAGGGCTTTTTGTATTTGATCGCCGCCTCAAACTTCTTCGTCCAAGTGCGAACAAGTTGGCGCAGCGGATTACTTTCCGGCAGGCTTTGCTTGGCCATTGTTCGCCAACTTGTGAATGAGCGTTGTGAGGGGGGCGTAGTCCCAGCAGCCCAGTGCTTCCCAGCCCGGGTTCTCCAGCAGGGCCGGATCGTCTTTGTGGTGGACGCTCGACTTCTGCACGAAGCCGGTCGGGGTGAAAGCCAAGAGGTTCACCGTGCATTCACCGCGCTCGTCCGTGACCCATCCGATGCACGGATTGGAGAAGTGGTGAATGTCCGTGGAAAACAGGATCAGATCGCCCGGCTGCGGGCGGGGCATGGAGAACTGGGTCATCAGTTATGGGCTCCTTGTGGGCCTAAGTATACAAATGATCCCTTATGCTCGCCGGCGGTGCGGCGGCGTTTTTCGAGCCACTTCACCCACCAGGGATCGACTTCGTGATGCGTCACCGGCGGCTTGTGGTAGGCCGGCCGGTAGGCGGCCAGATACTCCAAGCACTGACAGAGGTGAACCTCTCCCCGGGTGTTGGGTTTGTCCGTGACGATGGCCGTCCCGTTGACGTAGTTGACGATCTTTCGGTACCGCTTGATCTCTCGCTCAAGGTCGGGAACCGCGCCTGCCAGAATCCGCAGTTGCGGCGACCCGCTGGGCCGAATGTGCATGGCCGCCCGCGTACTTTCACAGCGGGCGATCACGTCATCGCAGCCCGCCAAGAATGAGCTGCCTGTGATTTGCGAACGCACGCCCCGCTTCATGAGCTGCTCGGTGTATTGCTCGACGGGCAACCGGCCGGAGCCGATGTCGCGAAGCCGACCGCCGTGGGCGTCGATCAGAAAGGCGTGGAAATGCTGCCCCTCCACCTTTTTGGCGAACTGCTCGCCGAACACGACGGCGTTGGACTGCCGGAGGTAGAGCTGGTCGTAGACGAGCCAGAAGTCATCGGTTGGGGGCACTGCGGCGAACAGTACGGCCGTGACCGCGTGCCCGGGGTCCACCACGGCGTACCGGCACCAGTTGGATGGCACGCGGCCCTCGGGGAGCTGATCCCGCGGAAAGCCGTGGATGCTCATGTCGAAGGACGGGTAGACGAGCACCGAGTCCACGGTGAAGTCGCCCTCCGCTCGCATCCGCAGGACGTCCTCGCCGCTGGCCGCCCAGCGGGCGATGCTCGCCTTCTTCTCGTCGGCGTCGAGGTATGGGTTGTCGAGAAACCGTAGTCGGAACTGCCGAATCAACGATTTGTCGCCGAGTTCTGCTTCGCTCGCGTCGGCGCGTTCCTTCATCCCGAGAAGGGCGTTGTTCGTCGAGTGTGGCATCGCAGACCAGCAGAACTTGCCGCGGCGATCCACGATGCGAGCGAGAGACTCAGGGATCCAACGCTCGTCGTTCAAGTCTTCGTCGACGTGGATGCGATCAGCCTGGTAGCCCTGGACAGGCTCGCCCTCGCTCGAGAAGAAGTGAATCTCCCAGCCAGTCGTGAGCGTAATCTTCTGGCAGTAGCCGGCACTTTTGAGAAGCCAACTGATTTTCTTCACGAAACGCGGAGCGATAAGCGGCGGGGCGGGACGGGCTTCGCTCCGTCTGGCTGCGTCGAGAACCGGATCGAACGCTCGCCATTCGCCGGTGCCAGCGTCCTTGATGATCTTGAAGGCACCGGGTTTCATCAGAAGGGGAAAACACACGAGCCCTAGGTGCTTCCAATCTTTTCCGATGACGACGAGTATCCCGCTCTCCTTTGGGTATTTGTCGAAAGGGTCTTGGCCGGTGACGGCCCGGGCATCCTCCACGAATGTGCAGAGCGATTTTCCCGACCGGTTTCCGCCGATGACTAGGATTTCACTCGCCCGACAGCGATGAATCTCCTCCTGGTTGGGGTTCGGGCGATAGAGCTTGAGAGCCTCGATCTTCCGTTCCCGCAGCTCGTTCTGCAGGTTCTTCAATTCGTCCCGCTCGAACTGCGTCAGGCGGGGCACCGTCGGGATTCGCGGCGGTGAGAGCTTGGGATGCCTTTTGGGCTTTTTTGCCATCGTGAACCTCCCCTTGGATCACTTGCACGGCCTGTTGGAATCGGGCCTGCAACTCTTGCTCGAGTTCGTCTTCGGACCAGAGCGAGAGCGGCCGTTTGACGCCCCCTTGATCGACGTTCTTGGAGACGAGCCGGCAGATCGTTTCGAGCAGCCGGTTCCTCGCGCTGCCCCCCGGCGGCGAGTCGTAATACTGCTTGACGAGCATGGCGGCGAATCCGCCGGTGCCGCCGAAGTATTCGATGACGCGCTCGATGACTTCGGCGCTATGGGGGATGTTCGATCCGCCGGCCTTGACCTGCGAAAGCCAGAAATCGACACCAGACGCCTCAACCTTTGCCAGAGCGGCCCGGCGCTTGGCTTTGGCTCGACGCCGTTCTGCTTTTTTGGCGGCCTTACCGCAGGTGCGGCAGTAGGGGCGAAAAGCCCCTTCGCGAAGTCCGAAATGCTCTTGAGTAAGCGGGAAGGAAATCCCGCAACGCTCGCACAGACGGCTTTGATCCATGACCAAATGGCGACAGCCTGCCGGTAGACCCGACAGGCTGTCCGAAGGTTCCGGATAGGTCGGGCCGTCAAATCTGGTCGCATTCCAGATTGATCCGCGCCGTGGTTTCGTTGGCGTTGTAGCCGGCCCCAAAGATCACGCTGCCGCTGACGGCTCCCGTCGTGTTCGGGCTCACGGTCACGGTGGTGCCGCTGATCCCGGTGACGGTCGTGTTGGCAGCGATGCCGGTGCCCGACACCGTCATGCCGACGGTGATGCCGGCGGCGTTACCCACGGTGAACGTCGAGCCGATACCCGCCGAAGTGCCGGTTGTAGTGACGCCAGGGCGGATGGTCACGCCCACGATCGGATTCGTGGAGGTGTGCGTCTGGATCGTGCCACCGGAGGACGACACCTGCACCTTGCCTTGGGCGGCAATGAGAGCGTTGTCCTTGTTGACCGTGACCGGCCCCTTTACGACCAGCCACACGATGTCGTTTGGCCGCACGTCGATGTTGAGGTACTCGTCGAGCACCCCGAGCATCTTGCCGTTCGTGGTGTCCGTCGTAGTAGCGGTGGCCGAGAACGTGGCGAGCGGGCCCATGTCATTCATGACATAGACCTTGCCTCTGTCGGCCCCCAGCACGTTGATCAGCGAAGTGCCGACGTATCGTGCGGCGATGCAGTAGACCAGGCGGTTGCTGTTGCGAATCGCCGCAGGTCCGGTGCCGGGCACGACGTCTTGGAACGCCTTGACCTGCCCGACGATTTCGGCTCCCGCGATGGGGTTGCCGTTCACGTCGAGTTCGATCACCTCACCGTTGAGGAGCGTGGCGCCGCGAGGGAACGGAGGATCAGAGAACAGGCTGGACATGCGACGTACTCCGAGTGAAAGGGGTCAGGCGATCGGGGCGAGCAGGAAGAAATTTCTCGGCGAACGACAGCGGAGGTTGGCCAAGACAGAACAGGCGTACCTGTAGCTGGAAAGTTCCTCGTCGTAGAACGGTCCCTCGGCAACGAACAGCGTGTTCTCGAGGCTTCGCAGTTCCATGTTGCCGATCGAGAGGCCGTAGCCGCGATTCGCGGGGCAGGCGTACTCGCTCGTCACGGAGACACCGTCCTGCTGGAAAGTGTCGGTGAAGCCCAGCGCCGACAAGCCGGTGTTGCTGCTGACCTGGATGCGCTCTTTGCCGTCGAGCGTCGAGAGATACTGGATGTAGAGCTTCCGATCGAGAATCACCATGTCGATGGCCGCTTCGCGAGTATCGTTGCGGCGACAGTGGTGAATTCCCGCGCGGGTTGCTTCCACGCAGTTGTCGGCCCACGTGTTCTTGTTTTTGAAGCCCGTGCTCGTGTAATTCACGATACAAGGCGCGTAAAAATCTAGTTCAGGGTCGACCGGTGCTTCGGGCCATGTTCCGGTAGATCCGATGCGCCCACCGCCGTAGTAGCCGAGTTGCGTGGAGAGGCCGGCGTAGTTGTCGGATGGGTAGCCGAATCGGTCGATCGCGTTGCCGGTAGTACGCTTCGTTGCCACCGCAGCTCCGGCGGCTTCGCTGATGGTGCCGTCAAAGCCGAGGAACGAGTCGAGGCCGTGGAAGTCGTTTTCTCGGCCGGGTGCGTTCCCATCGGAATAGACCTGGTACGAGAGGTGCTGCTCAAGCGACTCCTGCAACCGCTGCGCCATCTGGCCTGCGACGTTGACGAGCGCTTGCTGCCCACGGTTCTCCAGGAGCTCGCGCCTGAAAACCGAATCTTGGGTCGTGAAGCCCCTGTAGGGAAGTTCGGCGCGCTTCCAGAGATTCTGGCGAGCGAAGGTACGCGGTGTGTCACCAGTCGAACCCGAAACGGGTGCCGACCTATATCTCACATTCCAGTCGAAGCCCCTGCCCGATTGGTTCATGAGTACGTTGCCCGACTGCTCGAGCATCGCGAACACCTTGAACTTGCGGAAGGTGGCTAGCTCTTCTTCCCTCAGGTGCGCCGTGATCGTCGTCCCGATTACTCGCGCCCAGTCGCCTACGCTGGCCATGATGCGTCACCTTTCGTGGGTTAGATCAGTCCTTCCTCCGCCAGCTTCGTTCGGAACTTGTCCTCGAATGAAGTTCGTGGCGGCGGCACTCGCGGGTCGGTCGTTCCCGGAGAACTTCTCGGAGCGGTTCTCATCGCCTGTTGGCGGAGAAACTCCATGTTCTTCCGGGCTGCGTCTTCACCGGGAGTCGGCTGTTGCGGTGTCGGCTGCTGGGTGGAAAGTCCTGCCGTGGCTTGCTGGTAGAAGTTGAGCAACAGCTCGCGTTCGACCATCGCCTTGGCGTACTCCCAGCGGGGCTTGGCCCCTTGGATGCCGCTCCGCTTGGCGTCCTCCACATATTTTTGGGCGAGAACTGCCTCTCGAGAGACATTCCCTTTTTCGTCGCGAAGCCAATCGGCGTTCTCGTGTTCGACCTGGGCGACGAATTGCTCCTCGTCCCGGCGGGCCAACTGCTGTTGGATCAGCTCTTGGGCACGCTGTTCGGCGACCTTCGCCACCATCGGAGCCAGCGTTTCCTCGGGGTTTTCGAGGAATTTCTTGGCGAAGTCGGCCCGGTACGCTTGGTACTCGGCCAGGGCATGCCGAGCGTCCAACGGGGCATCGGTAGCGATGACTTCCCGACCGTTCTCGTCTTTGACGAGGTACTGCTTGAACGCATCGCGGATCTTGGGCGGGTCCACCAGCCCTGTTCCTCCGCTGTCTGTTGCGTCGCCTGTTGGGGGGCTTGTTGGCCAGCCTTCCACCGCTCGTAGAGTTCCCGGTTTGACAGGTAGTCGCTGGCAACCGGGAGGATCGACTGGTACTGCCGGAGCTGGTGCTGGAGTGCCTGCTCGCGTTGGAGTGCCTGGTAGACGCTCGACGCGATTTCCTCCTCGGGCTTGCCCTCGAAAGCCGGCAGGTGCTTGAGGGAATCCCAAGGAGAAACGGCCTCGACCGGGGCTTCCTCCGCCGGCGGGGCAGGGGAAGCCGCCTCAACGTCGGGGCTCGCGTCGACCGTTTCGGCCTCGGGAACCTCGACAACCTGTTCGTCCGACACGTCGCTGGGCATCGCTGCCTCGCCGGGTTTACCTCGCCAATGATTGACGGCCGTACAGTGTTGTACCTCTGTCTAGTAAACCCCGCAACTCGCCCTGCCTTCGTTGATAGGTGTCGTCCAGGTGCCGTCGATAGTTCGGGTCGTTTGCCTTCACGGGGTTGCCCTGCTCATCGGTGACGATGCTGGTTTCCATCGGCGCGAAGAACGACGCGAACGCGCTCGAAGTCGACTGTGTTGGCCCCGGTTGGTTGGCGGCCTGCATGGCGGTATTCGTCGGGATTTCTTGCGCCAAGTCGTCGAGCGTGTTGTCGACGGTCCGCCGGATAGCTCCTGCCCCCGAAAGAGCCGCCCGGCGCGCGACGGCCTTGGTTCCGGACTTCGACGCATCCATGAGGCCGCCTAGCAGGGACGGGCTACCCTTCAGCCCGCCGGCCCCCAAGGTGAGAATCGTTTGGAGATCCACCGCATCTCTGGGGTAGTTGGCGATCATTTCCCCAAATGGCGACAGGTAGGTTGCCTCCACCGGCTTCGCGGGTTTGCTCGGGGAACTTCTCCCCATCCAGTCGTGCCCCGCCAGAAATGCCTCGACAGGGATTGAGTAGTTCCTGACCAACTCCGGGTATTCCGCGTTGGCGAATCCCCGGGCCTTTTGGTCGAAGTCCCGTAGGTCGCGGATCAACTGCCGCATTTCGCGTGGATCGGCACCGGTGGGGTAGCGAGGGGTGATTCTGAACAGGTCGTCCCGCATCTTCTGGAGCTGCTCGCGATCAGCGGCCTCGAGATCGAGGTTGTAGAGGTACCGCTCGGGGAGCTGCTGGTTGTAGTAGGGGATGTAGTTGTCGGTGGAATCGAGCTTCGTGGTGACGCCCTCCAGCGTCGTCGACGAGATGCTTGGATACTTCGCTCCGCCGGCTGAGGTGGCGGCGGTGCCGTCCGGTTCTCCCTGTTTCCACCAATACATGCTCTCCGTGAGCCGGCCCGTCGGCGTGTTGAATCGGCTGGCAGCAAGCGCCGGCGTTGCACCTGGAATACCGGCCCGCATGTCGAACGGAGCCCCGAGGACGCCGAGAACCTTCGATCCGAGGTCCGACCACACTGGGGCGAAATCCCCGTTCTGAAACGTCGTGAAAAGGTTGTAGACCCGTTCCGACTGATAGCCCTGCTCGCCGTCCGAAGTAAGACGATACCGGGACTCTAACGGGCCATCCTTGGCGAACTCCGCCACCTGTTCGGGCGTTGCCCCAGTATCCCAGCCATGTTCGGCGTTGCGGCCCGGGAGGTTGTCCCTCAACTGCCCGAGGAGCGCGTCACGAAGGGCGATGCCGGCTTCGTCGCTCTCGTCGAATGGCATCCCTGCGAGTGACTGTTTGGCCGTGTTGATGGCGGATTCCGGCAAGTTGCTTCTTGCCGCTGCCATCGTGAGGTACTCGTCGGGAGTGACCACGCGATCACCGATCTTCACGACCGGCATATCCATCGCCTGCCCCGTTGCCTCGAGAAACAGGGCGTATTCCGGCGGCGGTTCGGCTTGGAACTGCTGAATGTCGTCCGGGTAAAGCTGCGTGTCGAGCCGCTTGGAGAGGTATTTGCCCGCAGCGTTGGCCGAGTCCTCGATGGCCTGTCCCGCCTGCCGATACAGCCGTTGAACCAGCGTTTCCCCGGCTTTGGCTCCTCCGTAGTAGCCGTAGGACTCAGGCATTGGGACTCCTTCGCCACGTGCGGAACAGTTGCTTGTGGTCGTTGCTCGATAGCCACCAGAGCACGAGCAGCCTCACAAGCTCGCCGATGAGGCTGGATAGCACGATGATCCAGATCGACCCGTAACGCCGGCCGTTGTAAATCCGGCGGACGTCCGATCGCAGCGAGTCCGCCATGTAGGTGAAGGCCTGCGTGTCACTGTCGGCGGCCTTGGTCATGTCATCCGACCATCGATCAAGGGCGAGGGGTAACAGCGCAAGAACGCGTCGACGCCCCGCGACCCACTTCGATGCCGGGAGACGGGACCAGACCCACTCCTCGAGCCCTGCGTACTCGTCAGCGGCAGGGGCCATGAGTCTTCTTCATCTGCTCGTAGGCAGCATTGAGCTTGTCGTGGATCGTCTTGCCCTTGGCGGGCTTCTTGGCGTTTTTCTTCATGGCACGTGCCCCGAGAATGGGATCACCCCCTTTCCTTCGGATGCGCCGGCGCGGCCGGCTAGGGCGGTGGGGTCGCCCTATTTATGGGAGGCAAGCAGCCTCTTTGGACCCAGGAGAGTCTGACTTTTGCAAGGCTAGTGGTGACACAACCCCCGTTTCGCCCGGGATTGGCGAAGTTGTGTCACCAGGCAGTGGCCATTTGCGGTGCGAGCCTTACGTCGGCGTGTGCAACTGCACCTGGCGGCGGAACTCGAGCGGGCTGGCGAGGAACGCGAAGCTCTGCTTCTCGGTCGCGACGGCAACTCGGACGGTGCCGAATCCGAAAATCCGTCCCACGATCCCTTGGTCAACTGCCAGAGAGTCCACCTTGCCCAGCATCAGCTCCATGGTTTTCCGGCGAATGAATCCCTGTTTCATGATTACCCGCCGGTTCGTCACCGCAAACTCTGACGTTTTGTAGGTGATCGCGTGGGAGATGGCGCTGACGATGCCCGCCAAGACCACGAAAACACCAAGGATGATCGCCCCCAGCCCGGCGTCTCGTTCGCTGGCATTCATACTGATTCCCGTCCGAAACAGGAAAAAAGCGAATGCGAACCAAAGGAGTGGCCGCAGGAAATAGAACCAGTGGAGGTGAGCCCGGTAGACGACCTGCTCGTTCGGCAGCAGGTTGGAGTCGACATATCCACCCCGTTTTCTCGCAACTGGCGGCGCTGCAGTAGTCACCACTGACGGGGCGGGCGACGCCACTGCCGTTGGTATTGCAGACGGCGCTTTTGCGACAGGAGCGCGGGGAGGTGGGGCAGGATCAGCTGCGATGGGCGGCTGGACGAATAGCCCTTTCACCCTGCCGGCCGGCACCCATGGGCCGTTCTGATTCTGCGAAACCTCTGTGGTCTGATCGATCTTGCCGTCAGCCACCAACTGCTTGAGCTTGGCTGAGTCAAGCGGGCCGTAGACCTTCCCATTTCCACGAACGAACCATGTGGCGGCCATGTCTACTTGTTTTCCTCGGCGTTCGGCTTGCTAGGTACGAGTGCTTTCACGGAGGACACAGCGATTGGATCATTCCCATCGACGGTTAACTTGCCGCGAGACAAATCGCGGATGTACCCGAAGGACAGGTCATCGTTCTTCCGTACGATGGAGAAGTAGTCATCGCGTCCGTCAAACTTGATGCTGCGGACGTTCGAGAGACGGATGTTCTGGCTCGTGTACGCCGGATGTCCCGCCACGTACATCGAGAACACGCTCACGTTCAGTTGGCCGTCCTTGAGCCCCTGGACGTTCCCTTCGACCTTCTGCCCATTCTTCATGGTGATCTCGTCGGCAATCGTTATGCCGCAGGCTAGAACGCAACAGATCAGTGCAGCAGAACGCATGATTCCTCCCGGCTAACGAACAGACTGCGGGGAACGCCGCTTATCCCTTTCGGCTTTATCCATCTTTCTCCACTCCCAGGGAGGCACACGACGGGGATCGGCCCACAAGCCGCGGCCAGCGTCCTTGGCAGCCTTCTCGCCATCGGCGTACTTTTTGCTCTGGTCGTACTTGGTGTAGTGCCAGGCCATGCCAGCCTCGAGCATGGCCAGCCCCACGTCACGGCCATCGACGTAGACGCGTCCGATGGTGCGGTCGTACTTGTCCGGCCCCTCGGTATCGATACGGACGGTCTTGCCAAAGACCAGACCCGAGAGCGTTGACTTCGCCCGGTTGGAGAAAGGCTGGCCTCTCTCCGGGGCATCGATTCCATCGAAGCGAACGCGGTGCTGCTTCTTGGAGTTGTCGAGGACGTCGATCGTGTCGCCGTCGATGACACCCACAACCTTGCCTTCAAGTGCGAAGGCCGGCGACGCGAGCACAGCGAGGAGTACGAGAGAGCGAAGCATTGGAATCCGCGAGGACTGTGGGATCGCGGATTCTGGATTACCCGAGGGACAACCTTGGTCCAGCGCCTCTATCCTCCAAGACGAGAATGGGGGGTGTCAGGGGCAAAATGGAATTCGGGAAAAAATACGGGCGGGGCACGTGACAGATGTTTTCGCGGGGCCGGGGGGGCCGGGGGAGGGGTCGGAAGCCCCTGCCCCGTCTAGGTTTGCGTTCCCCCCGACGGTTCCCTGCCGCCGACCGGCCCCGCGCGCCGCCACCGGTCGAGTCCCCCGCTCCCCGTCCCTCCCCCTCCCGGTCTGCCCCCTCGCGGGTCTGCCCCGTTCCCCCCCGCGCTCCGGCCCCGTGCCGGCCCCGTGCGGCCCGTTCCCGCCGGCCCCCTGCCCGGGATACCCCCGCGGCCCGTCGCGGCCCGTGCGGCCCCGTCGCGGGCCGGGAGCATCGCGGGCCGGAGCATCCCCGCGCGTCGATCCCCGGGCCGTCGGCGCATGAAAAAACCCCCTGCCCCGTGGAAGGGGCAGGGGGCAGGGATCGACGCCGACGGGAAGCCTACGCGCTCCCCTTCGCGGCCCGCGCTTCGGTTCCCTTCGCGGTCGCAAACTCCGCCCACCGCGTGACGGCTTCGGGGTTTTCGAGCATCCATGCGAGAAGGTACGCGCACTCCGCGGGATCGCCGGAGATTCCGCGCGTCGGATGATGCCGGCCCTGAGCATCCTTCCAGAAGCGCTTGTTGTAGGTCAGTTCGGCGTACCCTTCGCGGTTCACGACGATCTCGACCGTCTTCCCGTTGGGAAGCATCTCGACCCCCTTCGCGTATTCGTATCGGGGGTTCGGCTTCAACTCCACGAAGCCGGCTTTCGGCTTCGGCTTCCCGGCTTCGGCTTCGGCGGCGCGCTTCTCCGCATCCGCCGCACGCGCTTCCGCCGCCGCGGCCCGCGCTTCGGCTTCCTGCGCCTTGCGCTCAATCTCCGCGATACGCGCCGCAATATCGAGCATCTTCTGACCTGCCATGACTGTCTCTCCGTTGTGAAAACTTCGCCGGCCGCACGGCCGACCCGAAGCATCCTTCCCGGCACCCCCCTGCGCTCCGTTTGCCTCTCTCCGGTGCCTGGAGCCTCGAAGTGATCGGAGTGTTGGGTCGGCGTTATGACAGCGGTGCGCTGATGGTGTGAGTCTCTCTATGGGGTGCCGGGATGGGTTTTGCGGCGGGTCGGCACGGTGCCGCTCCACCACTTTCCTCCCGGAGATTCCTCCATGCGTTTGCCCAGTTTCATCAAGGCGATCGTCGGTTGCACTGACACCGAATCGAGTCGCTATTCCCTCGGTGGCGTGAAGTGCGAGAGCGCTGAGAACGTCTCGATCATCACGGTCACTGACGGCCGGAAGTTGCTCAACGTCTCCTACGGCGATGAGTGCGATCCGGTGGATTGCATCATCGAGGCCAAGCCGCTCACCAAGGCCTACACCGCCGCCGCTGCGAAGGGGCGGAACACGGTGTTCGAGGTGGTCGACGGCAAGGCGATGGTCGTCGGCGGTGCGGGTGCCGCCACGGCGCCGCTCATCGACGGCAAGTTCCCCCGGTGGCGGGACGTCTTCGGCGACACGGCCGAGCACAAGCAGATCGGCGTGAAGCCGGAGCTGCTCATCGACGTCCTGGCCGTCTTCAAGGCGGCGGGAGTCGAAGGTGTGCGGGTCTACGTCGGCGATGCCGAGCGGGCCATCTACTTCGCCGCCACCGCCCCCACCGGGGAAGTCATCCGGGCAGTCCTCATGCCCATGTCTCTCGACGTCACGCCGTTTCCCGGTGAGTTCGGCACCG